TTCTGTGCGGCCGTCCGATAAGGCTTGCGGTTTGTCGTGTCCCGCTCACCAGTCCGTGTAAGTTTGGTTTGGTAAGCCTTGTGTGGCTCACGCAAGTTATGGGATTTCATTGATATTCCTCCTGTCAGGAGGTTGATCTGTGGCTGGTCAAGAATACGTAGGTCTATAATTCCGACGCGGCCATCTTTGCTCAGGCTGCGATTGCGCCCGGCTGTTTTGTGTTTTGCTCTGAATGACGCTCAAAGTTATCGTTCGCAGCTTCCAGCGTTCGAATGCGTGGCATTGCGATATAACTCACACAGTGATTGGCCGTGGACCAACCACCGTTAGAAACACACCGCACAATGATGCGGTCGGCTGTAGATTTTGGGATCGGTCGGCGCAGAATTGAAGCCACTGTCGATCTGGGCAGGCTAAGCGCGTTTCCAATCTCAGTCGGAGTGGCGCTTGCCTCGTGCATACGATGCACCTCTTCTATTGTTTCATAATCTTTCATGCTCTCCTCGTGTTGGTGTTGGTTGACAAATGGCCTTGGTGAAGCCATCTGTGGTCCTGCGCGGGGTGGTACTCGCGAAGGAAAAGAAGGGTTTGGTGTTGAAAAACTCCTCGTGTGCCCTTCTGATTACGAGGCGGAGCGAGCAGCGGGTGGTGCCGGCTCATAAACTCCGCCTTTAATGCTTTCGTCGCCGAAACTGCGAAAGCACCGCTGACCCTATTAAGGTCAGCAGTGTCCCTATTATTCCTACGGTGGCTTAGTCGAAACGTTTTCGCTTCTTGCGGCTGAATTCGTCATTACGTCTCTCCTCTATTACCCTGTTAAACTTGCCTATCTTTCGATGGCGGTGATCCTTGGAAGGATGTTCATTTTCGTTGCCTGCCATTTTCTGTTTCCAGCGTCTTCTGCGCCGGTTGATGACACCTATATATGACAGATTCGCACCGCTGTCAACACTCGTTGACAAAAACGCACGTTACATTTTCACAACTTTATGCGAAAAGCGCATCATGGACAAAGATTTCGCCCAGCGCCTTCGTTCGGCGCGTGAACTTAAAGGAATGAGCCAAGCCGACCTTGCCGCCCTGATTGGGCGCGACAAGTCGTCGATCAGCCTTCTGGAAGGTGGGAAACGCGGCGCCAGCGTTGACTTTGTCGCCCGCCTCGCTCGTGCGCTCGATCTAAATGAGGATTGGCTAGCTTTTGGTAATGGCGAAATGGCCGCTACATCAGCTAAACCAATTTCCGATACTTTCACGCCTTCACCCATTCCGGGCGAGCAGCTTGTTAGCCAGGAACGCGGCCTGCCGGTCTATGCCGCGGCCAAGGGCGGCGATGGCCACGTCATCATCACCTTTGATCCGATCAGCTATATGAAAATGCCTGCAGTACTGCAGGGCGTTAAGGGTGGATACGGACTTCTATTGTCCGGAGAGTCCATGGTTCCTGCCTATCGACCTGGCGAAACTGCACTCGTAAACCCTAATTTGCCGCCAGTTCGCGATGAAGACGTAATTCTTTATCACACAAGCGCAATGGACGAGAACGAAGCGATCATCAAGCGACTGGTCGGATTCAATGACCGCGAATGGATGCTGGAACAGTACAACCCGCATAAAGAATTTAAAGAATTCCGCGCGGATTGGCCGGTCTGCCATCGAGTCGTCGGCAAGTACAACACCCGCTGAAATTAGCCATTAGCAACAGCTTCAAGTGCGCTGTCTGGAACACGTCCGATGGCGACGATGATCTGCGTCTCGTTGTTCCATCTGTATAACGCAAGGACGGCAGGCTTTACGCACGCCAAGCGCTGGGCCAACCTGAGCGCATGATCCTCCGTGTCCACCTGAATGGGCGTGTCGGGAATCACACCCCACCTACATTCAGTAAATCCTTGCACAACAAACAGCGGATACATGGCACCTCACACGCTTTACTCTTGAATTATGATTCCACCATAATCGGAACATTTCAAGAACATTCTTCATACTTAGTTAACCCTGTGGGTTTTAATGATGCGTTTATGTCATCTACAGTGTTGACATTCGGCGACTG